ATCATCACCATACCGATAAAGGTCACCACTGCACAGAGTAAGACCAGGCCCACGCCTGCCATCACTCGTTTACCGAAATGCGTCAACTTTCTCATAAGTAAAAATCAAACAGCCGTAAGGATTTTGAAGCTGATGTGAAGGAGACTTCGCTATCCTCGCGGCTGTTCTTTATGGTTGTCAATCGGCGGCCTTCACTCCGCTTTTTCGTTTTTGCTCTTGCAGGATTCGGACCGATGCCTTACATTTGTGCCCTGTTGAGATGAAGTTAGGCTGTCGGTAAGGCAGTCGGACCGCCCTGTTGTTTTATTGAGTCGTACTAAAACAGGGGCAAAGAAAAAGCATTATTTTGATTGATGCAAGTAAAATAGTGCTTAAAGTTAGTTGAATATAGCTTATTTAGACAAATTCTATATAAAACAAGATAAGACCCCTATTATGGAAACAACTATTATTCAGCGCTTTAATAGCTATCTTAAAAGCAAACGAGTGTCCATTACAGCATTTTGCAAAGGATCTGGTCTTAAGCAGACTACAGTAAATTATCAACTTAACGGCTCATCTACTCTTAGTGTTGACACAATCTCTGCTTTAATTAACACCTTTCCATCTCTATCAGCAGAATGGTTGCTCCGGGGTATTGAACCGATGGAGCGGACTGATACCTCATCAGATTCGGAACTCAAGGCGGTATGTATTGATCAGGCAAAAGAGATCTACAGACTCAAGCAAAAGATTGCTGAGTTTGAGAGAGAGAAAAAAGAACGTGCTTAATTATTCCATTTACTTTTTAATCATAATCATTTATGGCAGCTTTTATTCTTATTATTGTTTTTGTAGGTGTGCTCATGATTATTGTTTTTGCAACAAAAGACAATGATCATCAAGCGGCCCCTACAAATGAGCCAGCTATTAAAGAGCCCTCAGGTAAATCCAATTACAATGAAGATTCTGAGGTGAGATTCAGAGAAACACCAGCACCGGAGGGCGAACCACTTGCAAAATTTGCCTGCAGTATTGCAGGTCTTTCTCATCATCAAAACAATATAGTATTAGGAGGTTTCATAGGTTTCGCTGTGCACGAGAAAAATAACCCCTATGACAATCTGGCTATTGCTATCTATAATGTCAATGGAGGATTAATGGGATATGTCCCAGCAAAAGCACATGGAGAATATCTTGCGTATTATCCGGATAAGGTTCCTTGCTATGTTGTTGGCTACATTGATACAACATCAGACTCAAGATTCACCAGCAAGGTGTATTTTGTGAGGATTCATTCCTGGCAATATGCTAAAGATGAGATTGAATCTCTTTGCCAATGGCTTGCAAACAAAAAGCACTATCTCAAAATCAATGGATATGACGAAATCATGGAGCAGCTCAATGACATGCTTAAGCCAGACATTGAGACTGATAATCCAGACAAAAATGATACCGAATAAAATTTAACCCGCCGCAACAGCCTGCTGGTTAAGCACTTGCAAAAGGGGTAAAAACCCCGAGCGGATCACAAGAAAAATGAGAGCTAAAACGCTGATATAAAAACACTTTGCTTTTGCATTTTTGCGCTATGCTCCATTTTTGACGGTCACAACGGCACACTTTGGCACACTTTAGGCCACATTTTTGATACCGTTTTGATACCGTCATTGATACCGTCATTGATACCAAAACAAGTAACATCCGGCAGCTGTTGAGGCATAATAGATAACATTATGCTCAACACTATCAAAATCAGCGCGGTATTTGACCGCAAGCATGTGGCCACAAAGACCACAGCAAAAAGCCCGGTCAAGGGCCTCATTCAGTTATCCGTCACCATCAACGGTGTGCGGAAATTCTACTCAACAGGAGTTAAGGTATATCTGGGACAATTTCAGATGGAGCAGGTGGTGTCACGTCCTGACGCGCAGGAGCTCAATGACATCATCAGTCATCACAGCCGTGCTATCATTGAGCGCGTCAATAAGTGCAACGCAGACGGCCAGCTGTGGTGCTGGTCTATGCTTGACGGCCTCAAAGTCAGAACCGGTAACTCAACCAGGTGGACGGACTGGATGGAGTATCAGATCCGAACACGCAGACTTGCTCAAGGAACCAAAACCCACCAACTTACTGTCCTGGAGTTCTTGCGTGAGCAAAAGGTGACAGACTTTGCACAGCTCACTACTGACACTATCATGGAGCTGGATAAGGTGTTACATGAGCGCACTATCAACGGTCATCTTCTTTGTCAAACCTCCATCTATGGCTATCACAAAGTAATCCGCTGCTATATCAATCTGGCTATCTGTGCAGGACTAATGGACCGCACTCCATACTCCAGAATCAAGATTGACAAAGGAGAGTCAGCCCCCAGGGATGTGCTCACTATGGATGAGATCCACCGCATTGAGCAGCTGCAGCCGCAGAGCCTTTACCTGCAGCATGTACGCGACCTATTTCTCCTCCAGATATGGACCGGGCTGGCTTATGCTGACCTTATGGCGGCGGACTTTACCCAGATCCGGGACAACACACTGACCGGTGTGAGAGTCAAGACACATCAGCAATATATCACCACTATACTGCCCCAGGCCAGGGAGATACTTGAGCGGTACTCATACAAGATACCGCACATGACAGATGCAGCATACCGCAGGATGCTCACCTGCATGATGGAGATGCTGGGGATAGCCAAGCACATCACCACGCATAACGGACGTCACACTTTTGCCACAACCGTGATGCTGGGACACGGAGTACCGATTGAGATAGTAAGTAAGATGCTGGGGCATAAGAGCATCAAAACCACGCAGATCTACGCACGTGTGCAGCAGCCGATGATTGAGGAGCAGGCGGAACGCCTAAGCAAGCTCGCGCTTTAATTTTGTTGTACATTTTTGTACAACGAAAAAAGAGAGGTCCTCAAAGGGCCTCTCTTACTATTGAATCAAGTATCAGGCCTATACCTGTCTGCTCCTGTTCAGCCCGCGCCTCCAGTGCTGCGCGGGTTGACGGTGCCACCCTGCAGGAGAGGACAACCCTTGCATCCTCTGTCCTTTTGCGGCCCGATCCGGGCCTTGCTCCGCCTCTACTCATCTTACCTCCTCCTCATATACCACATCACCAGTCTCATTGCATACTACACTGACGGTGCCACCCTTGTAGTCTGCGAAGTAACTCTCATTGGTGCCATTATAACCCTTGATGTACCTCTTGCAGTAGTCTATACTCTCCTTGAATCCCTTAGAGTTGCTGTCTGTGTTGTCATTGAACACTACATCGTAAGTCTTAGTCTTAGCCATAGCTGTATATCTTTATATATTAATGAATTAATTAGCAGTAAGTCTCAACCATCTTCTTAACCCAACCAAAAGCCTTGCAAGCAGCCTCATATACCATGAATCCGCAATCAGCGTGCAGTGCTGAATACCATGCGTTCTCAACCTCACCCATCATCTTCTTAGCGAAGAATGAGTCCTCGTTAGCATCAGCAATCTTGCGAGCTGCCTTGCCACACTCAATCATGAACTCTTTAGCCTCATCAAATGAAGTAAAGTTGGGAACTTCCATGATCTCTACATTCTCACCGTTCATCAGTCTGTTAACCATTGTTGTCATAGCTGTACTTGTTTTTGTTGTTCTTAACTGATACAAAGATACAGCCTTTTTTGATTTCCGCAAACGTTTTCAATGAAAAAGTTTGCAAAAATCAAAACTTTAACATTTATTTAACACTTAAGGACATAAAAAAGACGAGAAGGGCCAACCTCACGGCCAGCCCTTTTCTACATTTATAATAAATCAAATTATGGAATATAGTTCTTTTATATCCAGACCTTTACAATCTCATTGAACGCATACGGAGTAATCATTTCCTTATGCGCAAAGCTAATATCACTATTGTGAAAGTACCATGACATGTACTTGCTGTCAATCAATCTCTCACTTACCCACATCACTGGAATATAACAGAAAAACTTATTCAGAGCAAAGCTGGACAGTACCTGCTCCGGTGTAGCATATTCTCCGTTTTTTCCGCTTACCATCAGCAAGCCCGCAACAGTCTCCAGCCACATCATCACCTGGGGCCTGCGCCGCATGATCCGGAAACACCCTTGATACAATCCTCTGTAACCGGTTAAGTTGTAACCGGTCATCTCCATGAATGTGAGTTGCTTTTCTGCATCGTTGGGATTAAGCCCACGGTAGTCTATCCATGCCTCAAGTTCACTTTTTACAGTATTCCTTTCCGGATGTATCATCATGCACAGGTCATAACCCTGAAAAGCGTCAATAATATCATCAAGTGAATGATTCACGCCTATGCTGCCATCAATCATTATAACAACCTCATCATCCGTATAATTCCAGGGATGCCACTTGACGTATCTTGTTTTATTAATTGCGCTACCAGGCAGACTCTTGTCACAGACAATCTCCCAAGTATCACTCCTCAGATCTTCGCGGTCAGTAACGAGCAGATAACGTGCACGCGGTGATTTCTCTTTCACTTCATGCACTCTCTCATAGTTGCCCATTATATAGGTCAGCACTGTATATTTTTCCTCTGTCATAGCAGCTCATTATATGCGGTGTATGGTTTGGCATCGGCCCACATATCGGCCAGTCCTGCAGCTACGTTGTGCACATCGGTGCCGGGCAGATAGTGAACGGCTATGCGGTTCTCAGTCTTGACTTGCTGAGGCAGCCTTGCGTAAAGCTCCGCATTGCGCTGGAGCAGATATTCTACGCCCAGATTCTTGACATGAAACCAGCTGAGATCATGACGACACTCTACCGGAACCGGTTGACATCCGTGCAGCGGTAGGCAATGGTGAGCGCCCAGACTGTACCCCATATCATCAATAGCAGACGGCCTGAAAAGATTGACCTTGTTGGGACCCAGCTTCTGCAGACGCACCTCTGGGTATTGATGCAACAGATATCCGTTTGAGTCCATAACCGGGAGAGCCCACGCCACCATCTGATAGAGGCAGGGCTGCAGGATGGGTGCTTCAACATCCTTGAGATACTCCTTGAGGCGGCGCGGAGTGTATAACACCTCATCTGCATCACCTACAAACACCCAGTCCGCATCACTGTTACGCCAGCAGGTGTTTTTGATATCGCGGTGCAGGTAGTCGTTAAAGAGTCCACCTGTGTCGAAGTGATGCACCTCTACCGCCAGAGGGTAATTATCCAATATGGAAAGCGTGTCATCATCGGAGCCATTGTCATAGACTATCAGCTTATCAATACCGGCAGCGTGCCAGTATTGCAGAACCCACGGTAGGATGCGGGCCTCATTCCAACAGATTATATATGCCTCAATCTTCATAACTCGGTACTCCTTTTGATTTCCAGAACTTGTCATAGTTAAAGCGCCATGGCTTATGGCAGCCCATCGGCAGCACTCTGCCATACTTCTTAAACCACCGCTCCGGATTATGCTCCAGACTGAATGTAGCAGCCACGCTGATAGGCGCTATCTTGAGGTAGTCACGCATATCAATGCACCAGAACCTGTCCTCAGGATGTGCACCACAGTCGTGCAGGTTCCGGGTCAGCTCAATGAACTTGGCCACGCGGCGCAGGCAGAAGCCTCCATTCCCTACACCGTCCTCAAGGATGCCGGGCATCTTGGGCCATGGAGCACCTATGTAGTCATAACCCAGGCTGCAGAAGTAATCCAGCCTGTCATCAAAGACCCAGCAGTCGGGCTGATATATCAGCATATACTCATAGTCCTTGAATGTTCTGTACAAGTCATTCAGACAACACAGCTCTGAATAGGTCTGCACGCTCTGAAAGTAATACCGCGGAAACTCATAGGCCGCCTGGAAGGGATAGGCGCTGATAGACATCCCCTGTGGGATGACGTAAAAAATGTCACGGCCCGCAAAGACCTTGCAGGCCTGTCTGATACTACGAAGCTCACCCGCTGAGGGCTGCTCCTTATAAAGTGGTATCACCACGCATACACTTGCCTCCATGTTCTTATATTATCTTTCTATGATTATGTGCTCCAGTGATGTGATAGTGGTATGCGGATTAAGTGACACCGCATCCAACTCACGGTCTTTTATCTTCTTGCGCTTCCAGAACAGGAAACGCTTATATCTGACGGTCTCAGTCAACAGCAAGCTCTCCCTGTTAATCAGGGTGCCGTTAAAGTTGTCATCAGTGATAACTCCATCAAAGTCATACCAGGCATCACCACAATGTACCGCTTTAGCGCGGACCGGGATAGAATCAATCAGGATCACCGTATCACGCGGGATATCCTGCAGACGGATGATTGTCTGTGCTTGTGCCTTATTAATAGACTGCAGATCTCTGTTCTTTGCGGTCAGATCCTTGATGAGCGCAGCATCAGCGGCACGGTACATCTCAAACTCCTTGACGGTGAGCTCAAGAGAGCCCACACGCGCAGCCTGGAGACTGTCTCGTATCTGATACTGTTTGCAATCCGCAAGCAGTGTCTCAGTGTTGCTGCGGTACTTGTCACGTTCTGAGGTGAGATTCTCTATACGTTTGGCCTGGATATGAATCTTAACAGACACCAGAATCACCAGTGCCAGGATGATGTAATGCAGATACTTTCTCATACTATCTTGATATACGTTGTGATACCTTGTGACTTAGCCTCTAACATAATACTCATCAGCTTGTGAAAGGTAATCTGAGAGTCCAGTACCTTGCCTATCTCTCTATTCCAACCAGGGAGCAGACATCCGTCTGTATCATCCACGGTGTTGCCGGGGTGCAGGAGGATGCGGGAGCGTCCAGGCACATCCTTGAGTGTCGGCACTTTACCTCCATAGGGCTTAGCCCATACGCGGTCCTTGAACTTAGGACTCACTGTGTCCAGATCTATCTCATAGGTGCCGAAAGGTATGGCCGTCACCCCATGGTGCGTGCCATAGACAGGAGGTTCCAGTATATTACATAACCGGCAGCCGTCCAGACTCAGCACATCAATAGTATAGGAACTCTTGATGTACTTGCGCACCAGGATCATTGTCTGTTTATCCTTCTGCTCCATGCTGCTCATCTCTACACTTAGCCTGACGCTGTTTGTCATCACAGATGCGCTGGGGCATTGCCCGGCGTCCATCACACTTTGACGTATTCTCCATCACTTTGCCTCCTCTTTTTCGTTATCTTTTCCATCCTGATCACGGATGATGAGCGATGTGTCACCATGAGTGAGCGAGATGCCAAGACCTTCCCGAACAGCCTCACGTACCACTACCAGTGTCGCAAAGGCGAAGATGTAACCTGCAGCCTTGAACATGGACGGATCTATGACCCCCACCGGCGGAACCAGGGCCGATGTAATGAACAGACCTATTGTGGTCATCAGGCACACCCAGAGTGCTATTGTTGTGGATGTGCTTACGCGCTTAGTGATAGCGCGGAACTCACGCATTGATTGCTGTACTGTCATTGTTATTCATTCCTTTTCATAATACCGGTAAAAAGAGGCTAAGGCTTACCACGCAAGCAGGAGAGCTCACCGGGAGCCCTCCTGCTTTACAGTTAGTATAATCAGTATTACAATAATCTCATAATCAACCTTGATATACTTTCAGCACACCACAATAGTAATGCGAGTGGGAGTAATGGGATTATGAGTATGTTTGCTAATGTTCTCATATTAACTACGAACTGTATTATTAAAGTCTATCCAAGTCCAATCACCCTTAACAATTTCCTTGTAGGAATTATTGGAGCATTGTATTTCCAAACGATGTCCTGTTGGCTTTGAATTATCAACTCTCAATCCACGACTAAACCAACAATTAGAGATAACGGCCTTAAAATTGTGTACCAACCCAAGCGTTTGCCAATTATTAGCACTATGTATAGCAAAGTCCTGTGCGTACTGGTTGTCATTATCAGTATTAAATGTGCAATCTTGCACTATTATAGTTCCAGCTTCGCCTAAACCGCAACCAAAACATTTATTGTGCGATTGCGTTAAGGATGTTGTTTTATAAATCATATCAAGATTTTTGTAAACGTGACGGCTATAACCAAACTCTTGATTAGCCTCATCGTGAATACAATAAGAGCCTCCCTCACATATAAGCACACCATCATACATCTCAAGGTCTTGCCTTGACCTTTGCGTACCAAAAGGCTTTACGTTTTGCAACTCAGAAGATAATGCAACAGCAGTAATAGTAGAGTTATTAAGGTAGTATCTGCAATTACCGCCTATTGGCAATTCAGGTTCATAACCCTTACCTACAAGGTAAGCAAATACAGTATCAAAAGTGTACTCTCCTGTTTTAAAGAATACATCACAGTTTTTCCTTGTAAATACATATATCAACTTATCTGCAATCTGATTTTGAGTGTCAGTAGTGAAAATCTCAATCTTTTCTCTTGAACTTTTTTCAAAATCAAACAATCTTTCTCCTATTCTGCCTAAAACAGATACTCCATTTATAAACAAGCCATCAGGTGTTCTATCTGTATTTGCCTGTTTGTCATATCGGCTAATTCCAAGATAACATTCTTGGTTAGGTGCTACAATGATTTTTTCGGGTGTTTCTCCATAAGCAGCATAAGCGACCTGTGTTCCAGATACTAATGACATAGCATTACTTGTATCTATTGATGTCAAGAACGCATAAGCGGTTGTTATTGATGGCTTTGGATTTATTCTGATAACCTCACCTCCTTTCAATTCAATAAAATAGCAACTGCCATCAAGCCAATTATCCGATGTCCATTTGATAAGTTTATCTCCAAGAATTAACGGGGAAAGGTTAATACTTTCTATATCTTTACTTGTTTTCTTTTCAAATTCATACAATCTGTCACCAACAGAGTCTAATACTGATATATCGTTTATAAGGAGTTTGACAGGTGTTCTATCCGTATTATTTGATGCCTCATAACGGCTTACGCATAAATAACACTCATTTTCAGGTGCTTGTATAACACTTTCAGTATTATTAACAACATACTGCGCTGATGTCCCTGTGACAAATGAAGGAGCAACAGTTGTATCTATTGAAGTCAAAAACGCATAAGCAACAGTCACTGTTTGAGGTGATTTGATTGTTATAAGTTCTCTTCCGTTTAGGCGAATAAAATAAGATTCTCCATCTGCCCAAGCAGTGCTTCCCCATTTTAAGAATTTATCCCCTAACAGTAAGGGTGCTATATCATTAATAACTATTTGTTTTTTATTTTCTGATATTTGTTTTTGTAATTCAGAATGAGGATTGCTCCAATTAGAATCAATAACCCAATTAGCAACATCCGTACCAATAAACTGCTCTATATACCATTTACCGTCAGTAAGCAAATAAGTAATAATCTGTCCTCTTACTCTTAAATCGGTAGGCAAAACTGCTGCTCTTGCTGCTGATGAATCGGCATAACCTGACGCAATAACACCATTTACACTATTTAATTTGTTTACGTTAATGTAAGATTTTGGATTTATCAGTTTTAGAGAGCAATCAATAGGTACAGTTGAATATAATTTCAACAATATATCTGAGGATGGAATAAATGTTCCCGATGCCCCAGCATTCAAGGCAAGAACATCAGATATATACGCGCCTGTGCTTGGATTGAACGCATTGAAAGCCATATTGCCACTTTCTGCATTATTAGTAGCCGCATAGACTTTTCCTGCTTTAAGAATAATATTTGTTTCAAAAAAAGTAGTAAGCCCCGATTCTTCTCTATTGAATTGTATTGTTTCTCCGATTGCAAGTCTTATTTCATTCTCCTTTCCTTTTACCCCGCCACTCTCTACAAGATTATGACTATTAGATTCAGGCTCTTTATCAACGGTCAAGGCAACATTATCACCAATCTTTAGTTCAGTTTTACCAGTTTCTGTATTTTGTGTTACAGTAACAGGTCCCAGTGTTTTCCAGTTGCTTGCGTTGCTCCAGCCGGAGATATCGGTACCGATGTACTGATCCGTGTACCATATACCATTTGTCAGCAGGTAGGTGATCTGGAGGCCAAGGGCACGGAGGCCGGAGGCGGCGGTGATGTCGGCACGTGCGGCGGCGGCGCTGGCGTAGGCAGCGTGCGGGGTGCCCTGATCATGATTGAGGACATTGACGTTGATTAATGCAACATGACCTGCTGTATAGGTGGCCATGAGAACAAACTGCATACCATCCCACATGTAATCAGCATAAGATGATGTGCCGGGCACGCGGTATATGGTGTCAGCCTGACCGGATGATGGTAATGGACCTACTACTACAGAATTCTGCGTTAGTCCCTCATAGATGTCTTGCAGCCTTGATTCCGCAGCCTGAGCACGCAGGATCTCAGCTGCAAGGCCCTCGGTGTTAGTGTCAATCTGCTCCTGCATCTGACCCTCCTTACCGGTGGCACGCTGTACCTCTGCTGCAAGGCCCTCGGCGTTAGCGTTGATCTGCTCCTGCATCTGACCCTCCTTACCGGTGGCACGCTGTACCTCTGCTGCAAGGCCCTCGGCGTTAGCGTTGATCTGCTCCTGCATCTGACCCTCCTTACCGGTGGCACGCTGTACCTCTGCTGCAAGGCCCTCAGCATTGGAGGTAATCTGCTGCTGCAGCTGCCCTTCCTTTTCGGTGGCACGCTGTACCTCGGCAGCGACAATGCTGGTGGCCACGTCAAGGATGGTGTGCGACCAAGCTCCCTCCAGATTGTTTGTCCAGATGATTATGCTGCCCTGAGGCACCACGACATCCTCATTGTAATATGCCTTATATGTGCCGGGGCCTCCTATATACAAGACCGGCACCTCAGATGAGGGTGCATACTGAGGAGCCACACCCTTGCAAGCGTAGCCCACACCCACATAAGACATTATTGCGGACAGTATGGTGTTGAACATATCTGCCCTGATTTCTTCCTTGCCGTTGGGTACTATCCACTCCTGGATTAACTCTTTGGTTCTTTCCGGTGTCAATACTGTTGCCATATTCTTAGTTTTTTTGTTTTTACAATAGGGTTGTGCTCAAAGGTCCATCACCGGTGAAGGTGACAGACAGGGTAGCGTAGTCACGGTTGCGGGCCGTGACGGTGAGGCGCGTGATGTAGCAGTAGCCGCAGCGCTTGAAGGCGTTGGCGTTAGTGGTGTCAGGCGTATATACCGGAGGCTCGGCCATCGCTGAGGGATGGTCTATGACCTCACAGAACGCCACAAGGATGCGCGTCTCATTCGCAAAGATAGATTCCAAATCCACGGCAGCCTGTGCATTTGACAGTAGATGTCCTGACGTCACCTGCCAACTCAGGCGCTTAGGCTTGACATGCCTATACTTGCCGCTGGTAGCGCTGCCCACATCAATGACAGACGCTGACTCATCAATCTCACATACGGTAGCAAAGGCTGCAGCCTTCCACGTTGTGTCCTTGATGAGTACTGCTATATTTTGCCCTTTTACCTTACTCATAGCTTACTATAGTTAACTTAGTGTGTTCGTCCGCGAAGTCCGTCACGCGGCCTGTAATAATATAACTCTTACCTCCGATGCTCACAATGTCATAAACATTGAGTGAGGAGTCATAATCTACCTCAAGCACAAGCTGCTCTGATACTGATGAGTATAGCTTAAGCAGCGTATCCATAAGCCACTGCTCAGGTTGTTTATACAACAGACCGCCAGGGTAGGTTATGTTATCAGATAAGCCCACAGCTCTGTGTGTGTTCCAAAGCAGCGCCTGACTGATCCTATTATCATTTGATGAGGACAACTTAAGTTGTACACTCAGCTCATCCTGATATTGCTTGCCTGTCAGGCGTGACAGATTCAACTTCTTTGTCTCATCGTCAGAGCCTTTGTAATAGCCAAACTGCAGATTGCTTATATACAGCGCGTCAAGGCTATAGTCAGTTGAGCCCGGAAAGATATAATCCCAGTTATAGAAGGTGATCTCTATATCTCCCTCAATAGTATCATCTATAGGTATAATATAACCCTCAACACCGGCATAAGGTGCCAAAATTTCATTGCGATTAGCAATCCGCCCGACACCATTCTTGTAGTTTCCAGGCCGTATTCTATTCGAGAGAGAACCACATGATATATTAAAAACTTGTGGACTATTCCCCCATGTCGTGCCGTCATAATAGTATGAGCCTATCCTTAATGAACACTTGAGATAATTCTCAAACTTTCCCCAAGTGGTCATGCCTGAAAAATCATTCACATGGCCTGACGCTTGCGCGATAGAGCTGCAATATGAGTTTTGGATGTCTGCTAATATATATATACATGAACCTGCAGGAAACTTACACATAGAGCGCGAGCGAACTGATGCCAGAGGCACTATCCATGGGAATATACTCTGATAGTTTCCGTCTATATTACCGCTGAGGCGCAATGCGTTTTTAAAGATATTCTTTACGGTAGGAGCGTCAGAGCCATCAATAATATCACCATCTAATCTGACAACTCCGTCAGAAAAAGTTTTCAAAATATATGCGCTGGGGACTGCCATATCATCTACTGATGTAGGATATATCCAGTCTATCTCAGTATATCCATCCCCGAAGCTATTTTTCCTATACCGATGCAAGGTAACGCGCTCACGGTCTTTGTTAAGGACCTTATTCCTACCAGTGATAGTACCTACAGTTGCATAATCACTTGGCCCGACATTGAATGAAAAGACTTTTTCACCATCATATTCCACATCTCCATTGAATAAGATCTCAGGATATATACCCTCAGGTGAGGGAGTGTCAGTACTGATGCTGATGCGCTTCTTTCCGTTACTGATGCTGCGGCGGTGATTGATTCCATCCCAGCTAAGCTGAGTAATCGTGTTACGCGACACCTCGGTGTATATAATATCCAGATTGGAGTCAGAGTGTAATAGCCAGTACAATGATACCTCTCTATAGGTAGTAACATCTGTTCTGGGAGATGCCAGCACCAGGAGATTACCCTGTATGCTGGCGGTCCAGCCAAAGTAACGGCAGATTTCCTCTAATATGGTTCTATAGCTATCACCAACAAACTCCGTCCATCCGGAGTCAACCTCATACTCGGCATCATTAAGATGCAAGAAGTTATAGCATGATAAGAGCAAGCGCACTTCTGGCACGTCATTATGACCGTCATAGGATATCATCTGTCGCGGTATGAGTGCACCGGTGAGGTTGCTGTCAGACTTAGATAATATATCATATAAAAACTGACCAATAGTCTGGGTGCCCTTGCCAATATCAATGATGTTAACACTGTCAAGCGCATCAAGAAAGCCTACCAGCGGCAGTTCTATCTCATTGGGTGCAGATGCCCAGGGCGTGCTATAAGATGCAGGGCTGATATATCCATTCCAGATGAGATTATTGTCAAGAAAGAACTCCACAGGGCGATCCAGCGCCCCCTCCGGATGGAGATCATCAATATACTCAGCTGCAAGACCATTGTCAATGATACGCAGATAACCGCTGTCAGAGACCACAGGTGTGATGAGATCAGCTTGAGTCTTAGTTATAGTAATAGGATTAGCAGCGGGCATCAGCTCTATAGCTGTGCCGCTGTAATCGCTGTCATAAACCTTAACCAGACCATCATGACCGGAAAAGGTCTTGAATGTTATTGTCCATCTGACTCCCATACACTTAACGGCAAAAAAGGGGTTAAAGGTTACCGCCACGGCGGTTGACTATCTCCTCCATAGCGCGAGCCTTGGCCCACATCTCCTCCTTGTCATCCTGCGTCATGGCCTCATCATCAGTATTCTCCTCATCCCAGGGGAACTCCCTGGGGTAGTCCTCACCGGTGAGGACCTTATAGATGAGACCCGCCAGCTCGCGGGTCTGTTCCCACGACTGGCGGCAGCGCCGATCCTGTCCGCGCATGTAGCTGACAGCCTCGGCTATACTCATGTGATGCAGGAAGTAGTCAGGGGAGCATCCGCCCTCACCGACTATTCTTTCGTAGGCGTCATGCGCCGTGAACTCTTTTTTTTTGATGTCCCGGCAGGCTTAGACTCTGCAGACTGGAGCTGCAGCAGCACTCTGGTCCTTTCAGTGTAGTGCTTCAAAAGCGCTGCATGTAGTTTGAGGTCATTGACGGCCTTAAGGAAGTCATCAAGAGTGAGGGTGAGGCCGTCATTGTCATCCATAAGGATGCAGTAAAACATAACATGGAGGTGCATGGTCTTGGCCGGGTTAAAGGTGTTCTCCGGATGCTCGGCCACGTTCATTATCTCCTCATACAGATACATTGGTCCCCACCAGCTCTGCATCTCGAACTTGAGGGACTGTCCATTGATTGTTATCTCCATAGTGTTAAGTGTGTGTGTTGATAGAGACGGACAGCCCACGTCAGCAGGCTGTCCGTATTAAATCATCATTCGCCAGATCCGGAGCCTGCCTTGAGCAGCGGGCCCACGCCCTTGAGAGAGATGGTGAGGGAACTGTCAGAACCCTTGGCACCCTCCAAACGTACGCTGGTGATGAGAGCCTTGCCATGACGGTAGCTGGCACCCTTCTGCCAACCTGCTGCGGGCACGCCCTTGTTGTCAAGGTTGCCAGGTACGCCCATGGTCACATCAATGGGGTTACCGGCAATGCTCATGTCAAGAAGCTCATAATAGACGAGATCATTGCCTACTGACTCATCGGCGCTGCTGATGGACTGATTCTCCATGCCCCAACCTGCACCTACAATCTCACCGCTATCCCAGAGGCCGTCATCCTTGGTGTTGCCATCTCCAGTTTGGAGATCAAGGTTAAAAGAGCAGCTCTTAGAGAGAGCTATGACTTTAGTGCCTATCCAGAACATCAAGTCTTTACCGGGTAATGCTTTTCTTTTCATTTGTCTAAAGTATTGAAAGTTAATATAATGCTTATCACGTACTTATCCAGGTCAATATCAAAATCCTCAGTATAGCCGCTCAGCATGCAGTCATCCACCTCAAAGTCCTCATAGTCCGCAGGGCGGCCCTCAAAGAGATAGCGTATGCGCTGCATCAGCAGGATAGCTGCATCATAGCTCTGATGCAGCAGGATAAGCTGAACTGTGACAGACTCACTTGTGGGACCATCCTTGGTGTAGTCTATATTGATGCCGGTGTTGCTATACACCAGCATCGGAAACAAGGGAGTACCCTTGGTGGCACCAACAGGATATATCCTGTTACCCAGCGCCTGCGTAACCGTGAAGTCAGCAGCAAGGACAGCCTTGATATGTTTACCAATAAGTATGCTCATACACTTATCGTGCAAAAAGCGGCTAAAGGTTACCGCCCGCCAAATACAAGCTCGCCCTGGTTGGTGCGGCGGCCATAGTTATTGACGGCAAGTACTATCTGCTCACCGGTGACAACGGCAGGACCGCCACCGCCCCCACCCAGGTTGCCGCTGTGAATTGAGTCATAGAGACGCTTCTGGTCCGCCTCATTGATAAACATCTCGCCGGAGCTCACGCGGGCTGTGATGCCATCATTCCAGTTGCGTCCGGGGACCACACCACCCTCCGCATAGTTACTCATGCTCTTGAGCTGCGCGGCAGTGGAGGCGAAGGCTGAGACAAGAGCCGTGATAGCAGCTATCTTTCCCCATACAGTAGGAGTCTCTGTTGCGGCCTGTGCTGCCGCTGCCGTCTGTGCGGCGGTGGCCAGCTGCATGTATGCCTGTACTGCAGAGCCCACACCTGATACTATGCCGCCCACACCCTTCCAACCATCGCTCTCAGCTAACTGCTCCATGGAGCGGCCTATAGACTCCAGGGCACGGCCACCGTCATTCAGACCATTGAACCTACCTTGCACATCACTCAGATTGCCACTCATTTTCACCAGGCTGCCGTTGATGTTCTGCAAGCCGGTGTTAATCTCAGGCAGCTTGGTCTGATAGTCCATCATAGGCTCTGCCATAAGTCCTGACATAGCAGGGAGAGTGCTGAGAGAGGTGTTGAATTTAGGCACATCACCGGTTGATGTGGTGGTAGTGAGGCTGTTGTCAGCCTGCTGAACGGCGCTGTTAACACGGCGCATGGAGCGCTCAGCTGCGTCAGCCTGTTGTACCAGCTGGATGAGGTTTTGCAGCCACTCATCAGAGCCTCGTACAAGAGCCTGGTTATACAGTATAGCATCCTGATACTCGCGGGCTACATCCCGGAGATCCTGTGCATATAGAGCACGGTCAGCCTCAGGCGTAACATCTACCTGTGCATATTGCGGAGCACCGGTAGGAGTAGTACCTACTATCCGACTTGCGAACTTACGGTCATTCTTATTGTAATCATCCGTGATGCGCTGCACCTCTGCCAGATATTGCTGATAGCGTGCGGCAAGGCGTTGCTTTTCTGATTCAGATGCACTCTTGCTGATCAGGTCAAGGCTAAGCACTTTTTCCAGATCATCACGTGTCACATCCGTCCACTCAAGATTAGTGGACTCCGTCATGACACGCGCCATAGCTTCAATGGCACGTTGTTCGTAACCGGCGGCATATCCCTGCAGCTCATCACGGATAGCCTTCATCTGTGTGGCGGCCTGCTGGCGCTGTGCTACAGGCAGACTCTTATCACCTACTATAGCCTGCAGGTCTGTCAAGTCGGCCATACGTGCCGTCTGAAAGTAGCCCCATGACATGCTTGCGTTACCCAACCGGTCAAGAGCTGCGTAGGCCTCCTTTGCTTTGGTGATCATCGCATCAAGACCCATATTGAACTGCGTAAAATCTCCGGTACTGAGGCTTGAAAAGAAGTTGTTGACGGTGGTCTTTGCAGCCCTCATGGATGCGTCAAACTTATCTGATGTGGTCTGACTGCCGCGCATGGTAGCAGTAAAGGCGTCAACGGCACCCTTGGCCAGTGCTGCCACACTAAGATACTTACTCAGTGTAGATGTTACCGTTTTTATTGCAGCAGAGGTGCTCAGGTTTTGTTTCTGGAACTTATCCAAGGCTTTTGAAGCCTCGCTCATACCGGACTGATACCCCTTGCTATCAGCCGCCAGCTTGACTATGAAATCTTTTGTAGGCATATTATTCCTGCATAAAAAGTTGTTCTATGAATGACAGCTGGCGTACTACGTTCTCGGCAGCCACCTGCATCTCTGTTCTCGCGGTACTCATAAAGTCTTTTGCCAGGATAATACCGCGGTTACCGCTACCACCACGGCTGCTATACTTGCCACCCGCTGTGCGGGCTTGTGTGCCATGCTGCTGAATCCTGAGCACGAAAGAGCGGGACGCACCCCAGTAGGAGGCAATGAGCTTGGAACGCTCAGAGCGGTAGCGGTGACGCTTGCGGTCAGTGCCGTCATACGCGCGGGCATCAAGAGTGACATTGCCACGCTTATAGAGGATATTGACATTACCTCCCTGTATGCTCTTGTACTTGGTCATGCGCACACCCTTGTAGGCCTCCATACGGTCATTAAGAGCCGACTGAGCGGCGGAGCGGGTTGCCTTCTGCACCCTCTTGAGCTCAGTTTCAATGATGCGCTTGTCAGTGGCTTTTTTGTCAATCTCCTTAATTGACATATTCTCCAGCTGCTTGCGCATCCGCGCAATCACTTGCTCCGATGAGGCGATGCTTTCCAGTGCTGAGGTACGCATATCAGTATAATCCGTAATAGTCCACCATTATCCGCTCCAGCTCCTTGGTGTAACCCTCCGGGCTGTTGCAGATCCATGTCTTAACCTTCATCTGCTCCGCCACCTCACGCCACTGCTCCGGAGAGCAGAGCTGAAACTTGACAGCATTGCACTGCAGTGCCACCTCTCCACGGTGATAGGTGTTGAAGTAGAGATTCTCAATGACATAGCTCTCATGCTCCATGTCATAGCGGGCCCACAGCTCCTCCAGGCGGTCCCAGCGGAACCAGCAAGGCACATGTGTGGTGTAGTTGACATGCGGCAGGCCCTCGCGCTCCAGCAGGCAGCGCGTGCGCCACTGGTCATACTTCCAGCCGCCCTGATGCGGGTTGACCGTCATATCCATGTCGCGGTACTTTATTTCCTTGACAGAATCGAGCGTGATGTCGCGGACAAGGTAGTTGTCATCCGCGGCGAAGATGATGCCGTCAGTGTCAGGGAAACGAGCGTGACAGGCTTTCATACAGCTTACATAGTCCAGATGCTGCGTATACATGAACGGAATCTCCTCTACACGCGGAGACTCTATGCACACCACATCCGGGCCGCTGATGCGCGGCAGGTGCTCACCTACCACGGCGATGACATAGTCATCACAAAGGAAATGCCTGCGCCAGCCTGCGATAGCCAGCTCAAGCTCTCTCCCCTGCGCACCATAGGGGCTATATGGAATACAGATCACAACCATATCCTGTCAGTCAAAAGGGCGTGAGGAAAACCCCACGCCCTCTCCACACTTAAATTATGCGTACATGGAGCAAGTGTTATCAGTTACCGGAACCTGAACCGCTGCCGCTGCCGCCTGCGCACTCACCCAGGGTGAAGGCCTCAGGACGCAGAGTGGTCATTGACCAGTCAGCGTTAACGGTGATGATGACGCAGTCCTCAGCAGCGCCGGTATAAGGATCAACGATCATGCGGACGTCACCGAACTGACCAAGGGCCTCATAGCGCCAGTAGCCGAATCCGATGTAGCTCTTGTTGCCACCCTCGTTGATGTAGTTGGTCTCATAGACAGGGATGCCGTCTATCATACCATCCTCCAGGACCATGCGACCACCGCCAGCACCCTTAGGAGTGCAGCGCAGCTCACCGGCAGTAGCGCTGTCCATGACATACGCACCGTTGAGGTTACGTACACCCTTGGTCAGAGCGATGGTGCGGAGCAGCATGATCTCCTTATAGGTAGGAGTCTCACCGGCAAAGAGGATGTGCTTGGCGGCACGCTTCTGAGCCAGGGTCCTGATATTAGCGGCGGGTACTGCTGATGCAGCAGCAAGAGCCTTAAACGGTCCGATGAGAGCGTCAGAGATGTTCTGACGTGTAGCGAACATACGCTCATTGAGCAGACGGCGGATGCCCTCAGACACCTGCTCTACGATGGCGGCGTAAGCCTTGCCAGCGCTCTGGTTGATGAGCTGGTTGCTGATCTTGACGCGGATAGCCACGCGCTTGGGATTAGGCTGCAGCTTCTCGAAGGTGATGGCGCTCTCTGCCACGGTCTCAGCCTCACCGGCTACCTGAGCGGTAACGGCACCTATACCGGGGATCATATAAGAGCCCACCAGACCGGTCTGCAGGCGCAGGCCTACCAGATCAAGAATAAGACCCTGCTCCAGCGGAGCCATGAAATCCTCAATGGTTACCGGGATGGTGGCATCAGCATTGGTGGTGCCGGTGGTTACGGCCTCACGGTTACGCACCTGGAACTCACGCTGCTGGCCGCCCATGCAGGCCTCACGCAGCCATGCGTCAAACTGAGCAGCCTGGCTACGCTGTGCCTGTGGATTGTTGCCACCGGCCTCTGCCTGGATGCGCAGGTCAACTACTGCGAGCTCGCGCTTGAGGGTTTCTACCTCAGCCTTTTCCTCGGCGGTCATCTCTCTCTTGTCTTTCTCCACTGCATCAGCTATGGAGCGCATGCGCTCTGATATCTCAAAGCGTCTTTTGATTAATTCTTGTTTCGGCATATAGGTTGTTATTTTAGAATGGATTACTATCTGCAATGGAGCGCAGATGATCTATTTCTCTCTGTCTCTCTTTCAGCTTTTCAGTGATCTGCTCCTGCGTCTCACGCTGATCCTGCTGCTTGCCGGGCAGGGTGATGCCTGCAGCCTCCACCTCGCGTGCAGTGACGGTGGTCTCAGTATAGGCGGGATCAGCAGCGATGGTCATTTCATAGACGCGGTCTATGCGGTCCACATGTCGGAGCAGCACGTCATCATCAAGCAGCTCATAGCGGATGCTTGACTTCTCATCACTCCAGAAGGTGAAGGATGAGCCTGCCAGGTCTCCACGGCGCACCAGCTCAAGCGCGGTCTCACCGGCAGAGGTGCGCGGTGCCTCAAATTCATACTTGACGCCTATCTCATCAACAGTGAGCTTGAGGGTGCCTACACCCCTGTTGCTGCGTGCCAGTAGCATCTCACGCTCATGGAATATGGTCATCTTGATATCCATCTCACGCAGGCGGGCCTCATCTATGGCGCCCGGCTCAATCACCTCATAATAGCGATCATACCAGTCAGCCAGCAGCACTGAGCGCACGCCAAACACTATGGCATAGCCCTCAATGATACGGCTCTCACCACCGTCAGCGGCTTCACGCAGACGCGGCTGGAACTTACCGTCAGCATAGGTGCGGACCTCTCTTGTCTCTTTATTCATATCGCTGTTTTTACTTATCGGACGAAAAGCGGCTATAGGTTACCTCCTCGATAAAAGTCATTGTTAAAGTCGTTGTTAAAGTCTCCCCCTATGGTGACGGTACCCTCATTAACCTTGCTGGCTATGATGGTGATAGAGCCCTCGAAGCGGTTGCGGTTGAAGGAGTCTATCTGGTAGATCTTACCGTCCCACCGGATGCGGCAGCGGTCCGTCAAATCATCATGCAGACGTGTGGTGATGCCTATGGTAGTAGGTAGCCACATCTCACCATGCTCCAGGATGCGGCGGCCCTTGTTATACTTGACATCGGCAGACACGGTGCGTGACACGTGATAGACGGTCACTTGCGAGCCGAACTGATCCCGCCTTATGGTAGGGGTGAGTATCTCGATGCGGTATAACAGGTTACTTGCTGTAATCATCGGAGGTCAGGCGTACATAAGGTTTGATAAAGGCCTCCAGCGTGTAAGGCACGACAGCAGGCGTGACACCGGCAGCCACAGGCTCACGGTTGCGGTACAGGTTAGCAGCCAGCATGAGTATGGCCACCTTGAGCGGTGCGGGGAAATACTCCACACCCGGATCTGTCAGCGTCTCCAGGCCCTGTGTCTCCTCATAGCCTATGGCGTTGAGCTCAGAGAGCGTGCGGCGCGTGTCAGTGATGACATAGCGCTCAGCAGCCTTGCCGTACTCAGTGATAAGGGTGTCCTCATAGGATTCCTCAACTCTCATCTGTTGCTTAAGCTCAGCAAGCGTCACCACCTGCAGGCTTATGTTGTTCTGTGATTCGTTAGCCATAGCGTCAGGTGTTAGGGGTTGATGTCTTGCCGGAGAGCTTCTCAGAGCCCAGCGGTGCAAGGTTGACACTCAGGAACACGTCATCACCGTCATTGACAGGCGGCGCATCGAACTCACGGCGTAGGTCATTGACGCTGACCATGCCGGTCTCAAGGCGTGACTTATTCCACTCAGCCTGACTCTTGCGGTCAAGGGCAAAGAGACTGCTGATGTCAAAGCAGAACTTGTAATTCTGATAGCGGTATTCACCCAGCAGCTTACTGCGGAACTCATCCTCAATGTCATTGATGATAGGCTGCAAGGCCTCACTGTAGAAAGCCAGGTTAGCAGCCTCGGCAGAGCCATAGACGGTATTGCTGTCATCCATCAGCTTGGCAGCCGGGATATTGAAGAAGCGTGCTATCTCACGAACCGTGAACTTACGCGAGTCAAGGAACTGCATGTCAGCGGATGACATGGAGAACGGAGTGACCTTGACATCACCTTGCAGGGCCATGATATCCTGACCGGTGTTGAGGGTCTCCGTCAGCTCCTTGGCTTGTCCCTTGAGCTGGTTATCCTGGTACTTGCCAAAGCCCACGGCACTGGCAATGTTACTGAGGATAGCCTTAAAGCGGCCACCTGTAGCAAAGCGGCGCAGCGTCTCATCATCACCGGTAGCGGCTATTCCCAACACGTTAGCGGCATAGGTGATGGTAGATACACCCTCAAAGCCGTTGAGGTTCATGTTCCGTATATGCAGCATCTCATCAGCGCGGTACTCACCGCTGAGGCCGTTATACACGTCATATACCAGGTATGTATTGGAAAGCACGTTATAACTCACAGATCCGGCAGTGCACAGTATAAACTCCACAGGCTCACCGTATATGTTGAGCCTGGGATAGATGTAGGCATTGCCGTACAGCAGCACCTGACAGACAGTCTGCTTCCAGAACTGGAAAGCGCTGAGACGGCTGTTAGGCCTCACTGACAACAGATAGTTGATGCGTGAGCCAGCCGCAGAGTCATAGTCCGTGCGGAAATACTTGAGCGCAGCGTTGTAGCGCTTATAGTGCATAGGCAGGACGCCTATGGCATTGCTGATGAGGTTGACGGCACGATACACAGCAGCTATCTTGAGCGCTGTAGGAGGCGTACCGGCATAGCTAACCTGCTTGCGGTAGTCTGCAGCGGCATTACCGGAACCTGTGCCGGTCTGTGCCTGTTCCTCTCTCTTGAAGATTCTGAATTTCATCCCGCTTTTTACATATCGCGCAAAAAGCGGCTAAAGGTTACCGCTCAGAGTTGGCGGTCAAAGTTATTGAACAGCCAGAGGTCCATGAGTGTCACGATGACACCGTCTATCTTGAGGTTTTTCTTACGCTTTAGAGGCTTGCGGTTACCGGTGCGGCGGTCCTCATCCAGATAGGCGTTACCAAAGCAGTAGGGGATGATGGGATTGTCTGAGAATTCAATGGCGGCGGGTGCCTGACGCATGGCCAGCTCAAGACTCTCAACAGGAGAGGTAAAAGCACCGTAGGTCTGTGGTACCGGACGCAGAGTATTATCAGGCACGCCACCCTCAGCACTGATGGCCGATGCCAGGGAGTTGACTATCTCCTGACTCTTGTATGCGTCATAGCCTATCTGCAGGATGCGTAGATACTCATTGGTGGCTAACACGTCATCAACTATCATGTCCATTGATATCGCAGCGCCGGGGCAGACCTTAAGCCACCCGGCATCCACCCACGTCTGATAGAGGCGGCGGTTGGGATGAGTCTTGAGAGTTTCTTCCGGGATATAGAAGTTAATCATCACATGGAACTTGACAGCCTCAGAACCGGTGTAACAGCAATAGCCCACAGCGCTGAAATCATCATAGATGCTCAGATCTATGGCGGCCATGGTAGGAGCAGCGGGGAAGTCAGAGGGTGTGATGTGACGCTGCAGACGTATTATATCCTTAGCCTCTATCCATGCCTGGACAGAGTCAGCAGTGAACACATTGAGCAGCTTAGCCTTAAACTCCAGCATCTTCTCAGCATCATCCTGAGCATCATCCCAGGCATTGCTGTAGAAGGACTCCAGCACAGTGATACCAATGTGCGGGTTTACCTTATGCCACAGCGCTGGATCACCGTACTGATCCGGAGTATCATAAGCATCCGGCATAAAGAGTGAGGCAAAAAGGCGGTCATTGTCAATCTCACCGCGCAGGGTAGCCATGGCGTTGTTAAGCTCAACGGTAAAGGGACCGTCCTGGACGCGGCTGGCAGTGGTGATGATGACGGTGAGAGGCTCGCGTCTGGTACCCATGGAGGACTCAAGCGCCTGCAGCAGCTCCGCACCCTCTGAGTGGTCCTTGGTGTAGCGTGCCTGGGCATACTCATCAAAGATCACCAGGCTGGCGTTGAGTCCATCCTTAGTGTCGGCACCACCGGAGAGACACTCAATGAGACTATCCTTACCATAGCGGTTGCTCTCACGCCACTTGATAGTCTCGCGGGTCACCTTGAAGTAGCGGCGCTCAGGGTTGAGCGGGCGCAGCGTCTTGCTTATCTCATCAAAACATATCTTGGCCTGCTTGTAGGAGTTAGCGGCGGTGTAGGCCTGTGCGTTGCTTTCCCCCAGCAGCAGCTCATCCACCGCCAGCGCGGAGACACTGGTGGTCTTGCTGAACTTACGCGGCACGAATAATATGGCACGCCTGGTAAGGCGCGTCAGCTCCTCAACGCGGCCACCTACCACGCGGCGGGTCTCGGTGATGCGGTTATCACCGGCAGAAGCAGGACCCATGTCCGTCCAGGCATAAAAGCCCAGGATAGAGGCGAACTGAAAGAGCTGGAGCGGCGTCAGCTTGTAACGCTGACGTCCACGCGGTCCGCTGAACTTGAGTGACTCATAGAGGCGGACAAAGCGGCGCACCCTGTCCCAGCGGAACGTATAGCGGCGCATAAACTCAAGGAAGCGTATAGCGGCAAGGATCTCATAAAGGTTGTGAGCATCAGGGTCAGCAGCCACAGAGCGTATATAGTCCAGCAGACGGCTGTCATCACCATCAACCAGGTTGTAATCATCAAGGTTGACGGCGGCCAGCTCCGCTGCCTTCTGTGCTTTATATTCCCTGCTCTGCCACTCCATAGATCATCATCTGTTGAGGTCCTGCAGTAAAGCATCCAGTGCGTCATTGCCGTCACCTGCTCCGGGAGTGCGGGCATAGCGCTCCATGTTCATACCCAGCGCAGCCAGATTCTTGCGGGCCATTGCATCCAGGCGGATGTAGGTCTTGATGAGAGCGGAGGTAACCTTGCGTGCATTGCCTTCGCGTGAGGTCTCAGTGGTAACGTAACGCTGCTCACCTTTTAGCCTCATGATCTCAAGATAGCAGTCCTCAAGAAGCATGAGCGACTGAGACGTCAGCTTGAGCTGCTGATTATACTTGCGCTTATAGCTGCCGTCCTCATTGAGCAGGCGGCGCAGATAGGTACGCATAGAGCGCACAGGCTTGAGTATCTCATCACGGTTGGCCACCGGATCATAGAGCTCCGGGACCAGCGGGTCCTTGTCCTCAACGATAGCCTGAACCACGACAGCTGTCAGCGGCTGCTCGTCAGTTTTGTTATCAGTCTGCTTTTTCATTGTTCATCCGGTTTTACCCCACCCCCAACAGAAATCACATTTCCAGAATATTTGTCTCTAATTGATGCGAGGGGATTTGTATCGCGGGGGAGGGTCGGATTAAAAACGATACCCTCCTCTTTGTTGTCAAGGAATCTCTCAGCAAATCTCTCTGTACGCGAAGCATTGCGGCGCTGTATCTCCTCGCGGCTGCGGGAGTTGAGGCGGCGGTGCTCAGACTGGTGACAGTCATGACACAGAGCCTGCAGGTTAGTGAGAGAGAACATGAGGCGCTGCAGGTCAACATCTGTCAGCGCGGTTTCGCATGGAGTGATGTGATGTATCTCGGTGGCACTGACATAATAGCCATGTGACAGACACATCTCACAGAGAGGGTGAGCGGTGAGGTACTGGCGGCGCAGCTCACGCCACTGCCAGCTCTGTATCAGTCGGTAATATCTTGAGTCTTTACGTTGCATCATTCCTTATTCCTGTTTTGATGCCACACAGGCACCATGCCGTATGTGTTGGATGCGTATTCTCCAGCGTCAGGCGTGCCACAGCGCTTGTCAGCCTCTATCAGATGATCCAGGGCAAAGAGCACTGAATCACTGTCCAGCTCATCGGCAACCTTACGCAGATAGTTGTAGCGCGTAGGCAGCAGGCGTGCCAGTATCATGTCAAGGACATAGGCTGCAGAGGTGGACTCCATCTCTCCCTTATCATCCCTGTGAGTCCATCGGCAGGAGTAAGCAGCAGAGCCGGGACGGTGCATCACACTCACCACGTCAGTGACCTCCATATCCTTGTCAGTGACACGCGCTGTGTTGAGGCGTGAGTCAGGGTTTTCACATCCTGCGAAGATGCCTGAGAGAACCTCAAGAGACTCATCAGCAGGAGAGGTGGGGTCTGCATAGTGCAGGAAGGTAGAGACAAGATACTGCAGTATCTCATAGCGTGAAGCAAAGCCAAACTTTTTTACTATCTCATTGAGCCTCCTGGATGTGTCAACGGATATCTTGGACTGTATCATTACAGTCTTGTTGTCATCCATA